CTATAATAGAAACATAGATATTAGCATAGTTAACATCTACGTTATCTGTACTAGCTTTTGTTTTAATTTCTATGTAATCGTTTTGTGTTAAAGCAGTTAAGCCAGTTACACTAATTGAACCCCAAGCACCAGAGGATATAGTACGTATAGCTCTAGAACCAACAATCTCTGTACCGTTCTTAAACAATGCCCATTCAACGTCCTTAGCACTACCTGTACTTTGAGAGGATGACATTGTAACATTTAACAATGCTGTGAGATTAGTAGCATCGTTGTATTGAAATCTTAGGTTAGGGGAGGTTACCACTGTGAACCCAGATACTATAGAAGCTGATACTGGAGGAGAAAGAAACTTCTCAGTAATATCCGTATCTAAACTATAAGCATAAGGGGAAGAGTGGTTGAATGCTGTAGCAGCACTTAGATGTCTGTGGATTGGTTGCCATGTACCACTACCTGAACCATTAGCAATATAGGCTGAACCACTAGAAGCAGTGGCTGTACCTTTAGGTTCATGTAATGCACTACCAGTAAGGGATGAATGTTCTACGTTTGCCATTGTAAATAAGTCCTTAGTAGGGGAGACTTGTTAAGACTATTATACACATAAGTAAAATAGTTGTCAAGTGTTAAAGAGATAGAGGAGGAGATTTCTCCCCTCCCCTTGTATTTATGTCACTAAGCCAATGGCTTTGTAAGAACAGAAACCAAGTTCTCTGGACGGTACAATTTAAGACCGTAACGTGCAGTAGTAACAAACTCTGTACGTTGGTAATCTTTGTTGTACTCAGTGTCCACATTTGGCATCTGTCTCCATGCACCAACAAATGGCTGCACTGCTTGGTCAGCAGAGAAGAACATGTTGTTGATTGCGTTAGCTGGAGCAGCTGAACCACTGATAGTTTCTGAAGACTTTGTAGCTAAGTAGTTAGATGTGTATACATCAAAACCGTAGATGTTAGCAATGAAAGACATACCAGATGCGATACCTGAGTTGACGATACCTTCCCAACGTGGGTTGTTTGATACACTTGTTAAGTTTGAAATTGTATTCATTTCAAATTCAACTGATGGATCAACAATAGCCACTAGGTTCTTCTGTGGTACTTTACCAGTTTTTAATGCACGAAGAGCTTTAGCAAAGTCTTCAACTGCAATTTTACCATCAGTACCTGAACCAATCATACGGTGAGCAACACCGTTGATAGTGTTAGGATCAGCAGCTGTTTGGTCTTGACCTAACTTCATGATGTCTGTCTCTAGACGTTCCATTAAGGCACGTTCTTGTAGAGGCACAAACTGAGACATGATCTGATTTGAGTAGTATACATCCTGCATCGCCTTGTTGGTGATGTAGTTAGCAGACGACAGGTACTCAGTGATACTAAAGGTAAACTGTGCATCATCAATCGGATCATAAATAACTGAGTTATCTTCAGTTCCGTTTGTATGCGGACTACCGTTAGCTTGGTTCAAGAAGTCACGAACAGTTGCATCACCTAATGATGGGATCTTAAACGTGTCCCCATCTGGAAAGTCATTCAACCAATTTACGTATTTCATACCTTGCAGCTCATCCCGCAAGATCTCTTTTAATTCTGCACCCCAAACTTCTGCTCTTTTTGCGAGAGCTAGAGTGCTTACTGTATTACCAGCCATAGTTCTATTCCTTATCTATAAAAATTATCACCCAAACGTTCGGCATCAGCCATCATTGCACGTTGAGTAGATGGTTTGTAGTATTGTGACGAGTTTTCTCTTCGAAGTCTTTGATAGTAGCCAAAGTCTTTTTCAGAGGATGCTTGCATTGTAGAACCTTCAGTGCGAATGCTCCCTTGAACCACTGGTGAAATACTTGGTGCTGACTTACCCATCAACTGCATAAACGCAGCAGGTGACTTAGCAGCCATACCTTGTAACTCATTCATTGGCAAACCTAGTTCAGAAGATTTCTGTTTTACAGCAGAAGATGCTTCAGTCCCATAGGCTTTTTCAAGTTCCGATTCAACGATTGCAATGTTATTCTTTGCAGAACTCTCTTGCTCTCGCCTCTTCAGGGTCTGTTCTACTAGGCTCTCAATGTTTGCTTCACTCGAACTAAACTGGGTATTAGCTGTATCCGAAGTGCCACTATTATTATTATTAGGATCAGGAAGTTCGGCTGTGGTTGCCGAGGCCATTTCTTCCATCTTAGCTGTAACTCCAAGTCTGTAGGCTTGTTTCTCTAGGTCAGCTTTTAAAGTAGCATTCTCATGTTTCATTTGTTCAATGAACCTGTCTGCTTCTAACTTTCCTTTTGCTAACGCCTCTACATCGTTGAACTTACGTCCGTCTCCTACAAGATCACCCAAGACTGAAGGGCTGGTTGGCTCTTCAAATGCTGATACTTGTTCACTCTGTGTTGCAGGGGTCACCTGATCCTCAGAAAATACACTCATTGTTATTCCTTATCTAAGTTAATTAGATCCAACACAGTGGTCACTGCTCTGTTGTATCCGTTTCGATCTGCCTGTTTATAAGCCCAAGAAGGGGAATCATAATCATTTGCAGGGGTTGTATCCTTTAGCATAGGCTCTAGGATTTCTTTAAGACGGTCTAATCCCTCTCTCTGAGATTGCAGTGTTTGTGCTACCGCCTCTTTATCTTTCTTTGTCTTACAGTCTTTGAACCAAGCTGCCTTCATTCAATAGGCTCCTCAGGAGCTTCCTCAGTAGCCATCTCTAGCTCTTGGCTACCTTCTTCTATTTTTTCTTCTTGATCAGCCTCATACTCAACCTGTGCCTCTGTGACAACCTTCTGAGTCTCTAGTTGTTCAGATACTGCAACGTTCTCACCAAATAGAGCTGGTTCACCTAGTTCATCAGCTAACAATCTAGCAAACTCTTTACCTGATAGATGTGATGCAACACTTGGATCAGATGCTTTGATCTGGTACATAGTAGTTAGGTTCTGTACACGTTGTGCTCTTTCAGCAAAGTGTCTAGCACCCATCGGTACAATCTTACCGTTAGACTTAATGTCATCTCTTGTAATCTGTGTGAAGAAATACAAACCAGTATCTTCGTTTAGTACCTTAGCTGTGTCTTCATAATCCATGTTACGTCTAGATACTTCTAGCATAGCATTTAAGATTGGCTCTAAGAATACTCTCTCGAAGTGAGCAGTCTTGTGCTGGAATATTCTACCTGCTGCAGTCATAAGTTGGTTAACTTCAAAGGCTGTCTTCTCACCTGCACTACGGATACCCATAGCTTCTCTTGGTGCTCCAGCCATCATCTCCATCTTAGCTTCTAGGTTCTGTATTTGGAAGTCAGCATTCAATGCTGTACTGTCAGGTACTAGGTAACCTACATCACCTTCATCTCCTAAGTATATACGAGCATTAGGTTCGAAGTCAAAGTCCTCTACGTCACCTCTTATCTTTAATACAGGATAAGCTATCTGATCAAATACATCTGCCTTGAGGTTCTCTAAGTGATCTATTCTGTACTGCATACCGACTAAGTTATCTAGTGGTCCCATGCTGTACAAGTTATCTGGTCTGTCTCTCCAACCTACATGGAAGATAGGATCTCTACCTAAGAAACTAGGGTTCTCTTCATTAGATAAAACGTAGGCTCTATCAACGATAGTAATAACTCTGTTGTTTAGGAACTCACCTTTTTGTGTATCGTAGATGTCACCATAGAATGTTAATACTTCTACGTAGTCAGATTCATAGTAATCAGTTAAGTTAGAAAAACCATCAGCTACAAAACCTTCTGACTTATCTACATCTACTTCGTTACCTTTAGCTGATCCTCTATTGCCGAGCATCTTATCAAACACACCACTCATGTAGTCTTTGTCAGGTGATGTCTCAACCATACGTTGTACTTCACCTAAGGTTAGAATAGATCTAACAATCTTTGGTGTATCTGAGAACTCAGCAGCTACTGGGTTAAAGCAGATATCAAAAGGTGAGATACGTACTAGCTTAGGTCCTACGTAGTTAACTACTCTGTCACCATCTTCAAAGTTAGTAACTTTTCTTTTGAAGTCTACAGTAGCAAAACAGTTACCGTATTGTATGTAGTCATTAATAAGTTTACTTGTTGTGTTAACAAAGTCAGATTGACTTAGCTTGTTTTCCATGTATGCTTGTATGATGTCTCGTTTAATCTTAACATCTGATGAGGCATCTGTAGCTTCAAACCTGAACCATCTTTTCTGAGGGAACAATGCAGCAAAGTAGTTAGCATGTAGGTTGTCAGCAATTTGTGTTAGCTTAGGTGTAGTTGTTGAGTTAGACCAAGGTAACTTATTGTTACTAGTTGTTCTAGTATCTGTAGCATAGATATAATTACGTAACTCTTTCCACTCTTCTAACTTAGAAGAACGAGAGCTATTCCATGAAGACCAACGGTTAGCTATCTCCACAGCTAGGGTATGAGGATCTATAATACTTTCAATGTCAATAGTAGTGCCAGCCATTTTAACTCCAAGTTCCTAGCTATGTGATAATTATATCACAGTGTGATAAATATGTCAACATTTAAAATGCTACTCCACCAAACTTAGGGTGGAATACGACATTATTGTCGGTTTTATGTCTTCTAATTGTTGTCATGCTCGGTTTAATTGCTACCTCTACGGCTGCAGCTAAACAGTCTTTGCAGTCATCATGTGCTGGATTGTAAGATACTAGTTCTTCTTCTAGTACCTGACAGTTACCACCTCGGTAATGATACATTTGTAAGTTGTCGTACCTTGGTTCAAGAGCAGCAGCTATACGTTCCTCTTTAGAACCTTGGTGACGGTTAGGTCTATGCTCATCAATCTTTAAAGCTAGACCGTTAGGTTTAATGTAGTTATCTTTTAACTCTGTTACGATAGCTGACTGAGCAGCTGTACATTCAGCTCGTAGCTTTCTGAAGTCCCATCTATTAAGTAAGTCTAGGATGTGTCTGAAGTACTCAGAGATCTTATCTGTCTTAAATCTATCAATGTCTAAGACATAAACGTTATTCTCAAAGTCAACACCTATCACAACAATAGCCGTGTAGTCAGCTCGTTTACTTACACTGTAGGCAAAGTCAACTGCTGCACTAACGTTTAACTTTCTACCTTGATACTGCCACTGACCATTATCTCTGTTTAGATGTTTACGGTCATAGTACTGAAACTTCTCATAGGCTATAGGTTGTGTATCTGGATCTGTTGGATCGTTGTAGTACTGTGCTCTAAACTGTACCCTGTCTAGGTACTGACCTCTCTTCTTAGCTAAGATCTTAATGTCAAACCCGAAGTACTTACCATCTTTACGTAGTTGTCTAGGCCAAAGGAAATCACCTGTCCCATCCCCTCCGTCTTCTACTGCTCTCTCTAGTACTTCATAGATATTCTCTTTACCCGTTAGTTCACCCTTGTCTGAGTATATATCTTCTTCCATACCCATCAAGTCAGAGTACAAGTCCTTAGGGTGATACCTAGTACCTACTACCCATTCCTTAGCTTCACTACCCTCAATAGATGATAGAAGTGAGTACTGTGACTTAACCTTGTTTCTTCCCTCACCAGTGTAAGCATTCTCAAAAACAACTACGTCATCGAGTACAGCAATATCGCAGTGCATCCCTGTAAGAGAAGTAGTAAGACCACCAGTAAAAATAGACGGGTCACGTATTGCTTCTTTCTTTCTATCAGGATGGTCTAAAGCAATCTCTGAAGTAGTCCACTTCTCTCGTTTACTTTCATCTTTGTTTAAGTGTTCAGGCCAATACTTTTGGTGTATGTCTGATTCGAATATGTTCTTAATAAACGAGAGCTGTTTCTGAGCTAAGTTAGATGTAGCTGAGATGTAGAGAATTCTTAGGGTAGGGTTCTTAGTTAATTCCCAAGCAACCCTGTAAGCTACCATAGCTGACTTACCGTGATCACGAGGGAACAAGAGAAGCTGGTGTGTCTTAGAATCTTGTCTAGTCCACCACTTACAAACATCCTCATGACAGTTACCTAGTACACGTTGAGGTGCAACTAGTTTAATGAAGGTAATAAGACTACGTTCAGCAGCCTCTTTTATTTCTTGTACTGTAGCCATGTCAGGATTTTACTTACCCCATGCGATGTAGGTATAGTCTTGTATACCACTTATTGTATCATTTCTGTCGACCAGAAATTGTGTTTTACTAAGAACTTTAGCTGCAAATTGAAAACTACCAGTCAAAGTCCCTGTCAGAGCTGGTGTAAAGCCACCCATTGCAACACCCCAACATTCATTCGTAAAAGCCCTGTGAAAATCTACTGTTTGATTGTTATCGACTGTACTTGAAAAAGTACCCCATACAACCTCTAGACCCATTCCTAAAACAAGATAACCGTCAGAATTAAGATCATAAGATGAAAATGCTAGAGCATCTATAGCAGAAGCAACCTTAAGAGGGCTTACAATACCTTCTGCAGTAGATGTACCTGTTGTCCATGCACTTGTAGCTTGAGTATCTGTAGGTTGTACAGATGAATCAGCTAAAGCACCCTGAGCAGGGGAAGCAAAAGATGGTTGATTAGATAGATCTGTGTAACTTCCAGTAGCTGCTACAGTAGATAGTCCTAAAGTTGTTCTAGCTGTAGCTGCATCTACATCATCAATCAAAGATGCACCAAAAGTTGAGATAGTTCCATCGTATACTGGATCATTAGATACAGATATTAACTTACCATTGACTACTAGGCTTGATGCTCCAATAACTCCAGCATTTATGATGTCGTTATTATTTAAATCTAGACTAGCCTCCATAGCATTAGGAGTACTCCCATCTAAAGAAAGAGTGTTACCAAAACTTTCTTTGACGTTCTCGAAGTTAGCATTCAAGGTTTCAGTAGAATTAAACCCTGATGCTAATGTAGTTACTGTGGGTTTCTTAGCCATTTCTTATAACCAAACTCTCATAGGTGTTTCAGGTGTTACTCCGTGTGATGTATCAAGTGCTTCTACAATATCTCGTAGTGTGTCAGGTGCTTCAGCATCTTCTGCATCTTTGTTTAAGATACCACCACGAATACGAATGTTGACATGCCAGCCTGTCATTGCTTGCATCTCAGGATACTC